TTTGCACATATACCCTGCCCGATTGAAGAATTTGATCAGGTCGTCATCTTCGCCAATACGCAAACGGAGGTGGATGTGCACAGATATTGCAAGTGCACCATCTTCACGATCATTCTTTGGACTCATACTTTCCTCCGATTCGCCTGTTGCTTGGCCAGCTTATACAATCCCCGGCTGATCGAAATCACAGGATCATCAGGAATATGTACCCTACCGCTGAAACGTTCCACCAGAAGCTCACGAAGGAGGATGGCTCCCCCACCTACGATGATGAGTTGCGAAAACCTACGCCAGCGCGGTCCCCAGGTCTTTTCAATCTGACCGGTTACCTCACGTGCCCAGACGGGAATTGCCTGACGCACTTCCAGCTTCGATGCCCGCAATTTGGTATCCAACTCGCCCAGGGTATGCAGGTTATCTCCATTGAGCAGTTCCAGCAGCCGGCGTACACCCAGGGTTCGGCCGGCAGTCATCGCCTGAACTACCGTCCGATCGTTGACCGTCAGGAGTTCCAATGTATTGAAACCGATTGAGATGATCCCCATTTCCTGATTGAAATGAGCCCGCCTTTGCGGAATAAAATGCCCCTCATCATCCAACAGATAATCAAATAGAGCGCCGGAGGGTTGACTGGTCACTTTCACTTCAGCGATCTGAATTGAGCAATGTTGTCCCTCAGCCTCCCATTCGTGTTCCCCCACCAACCACCGCTTTACGTTTTCGGCATTGGCGGCTGCCTGATCTCCGGATAAAACTTCCAGGGGAAGACCAACGATCAAATTGATGGGAGTATCGATCATTCCGAATTGGTTCATGTAGCGGCTGAGAATGCCGTACACAATGGCACGGGTTTCAGGAACACCGGTCATGCGTTCATAATCGAGGTTTTCAATCGGACGTCCCCAGTCATGTGCACCCGGGCCAACGTAGAAATTCATGCCACCGACTCCGACCTTCATGGGTGGTTTTCGATTTCGGAACCCCAGTAACTGGCTGACCTGTTGGCCTGTATCGACTGCGACGACAGCTTGAAGTTGAATCCCGCCGTGATCGCCATAGAGCTTATTCGCGCCGGCACCAAGATCTTCGCCGAAAAAGATAGGCTCACTCATGGTTCACCTCCGCTGACCGCTTTTCTAGATCGTTTTGGTGAGCTATACTGAGATACGCATCCATGGCTTCGCACACCCGCCTGGCTAAGTTACGCCGGGGTGTGGTTTGAATGAAACGTATGAAATTGTTATCCACTCCTGGATAAAGAGTGAAATGGATGGAGAGCACGAGCTTTTCTCTTGCTCGTTTTGATTGGATCGACATTTGCGACCTCCTTCATAAGGTTTGGCCGCACCTGTGCGAATTCGAGAAAAACGGGAATGCTGCGAAATTTTTGTGAGTTACCAAAAAAACGTGCAAAAAACGTGCAAAACGTGTAGATTTAGTGCCAAAAATGGATTTCCTGGACGCTTTTTACCCCCATATATGCTATCTCACATACTCTATTCCCCCACATATACGGCATAGACTCCCCAGGACGGTTCTTCGAATCAGTAGGTTGGGAGTTCGAGCCTCCCCGGGGGCGCCTCGACATACGCATAAAATTTATTACTACAACTTCACGGTTTCATTGAAAAAATCCAAATAACCGGTAATTTTTTATACTTTATCGCAAATTTCCCAGCTTAAAGGATAACATTTTTCCTATTATGAATAGCTCCGGGTTTCTCCGGAGCCTGATTCAAATCGTTACTCTTGTTCATACTTGGGACATTCCATCACTGGTGTCGTCAAATTGTTGGCCACATCAAATTCAAAATTTGCCTGGGCCAACGGACAATTTTCCGAAGCTGGAAGCTCCGGTTTGAAGAATTTACAATGATTATGGCAGAGACAAAACAATCGATGCTTGCCCTTTTGTTCTGATAGCACTGCCACCTCACTGCCATGATGAACATATCTTTCCGTATCCTGGTGCACTTGATTGAACTTCATTTTTCCTCCAGTCTACTCTGGCATTGCTGTGAACAATGCCTTGAGCCCCTCACTCTTGCTCCATAAGAATGACTCTGCAGCACGGAGTGAACGATACCCACTGTTGAATGTCCAGGCATCATAAGGGACCAACGATCGGATGATCCTGACCAACATACCTGAACCCTCGTCCTCAAATGGGGTCAGCCCCTTCTTGTGGTGCTTATCGCCCGTATGCCATTCACGATATTTTGACCTTGCCCATTGCTCTGGGTTGTCATTGGCCATAACAAACGGAAGTTTCTCCAGCTTTATGTCATTTCCATGAGTGAATCCCAATAAAACGTTCCCATAGACATAATATTTGAAGATCGACGACCTATTGTCGATCGTTACTTGCTTGTTGTTTTGATACCAGGCTGAAAGTACCTCGCCAAGATAGAATGACCGCTGCTGGTCATGGTTGCCAGGAATGATTAGAACATCCACCGGTGCAATTTGTGAACATTGATCGATCATCGAAACACAGATCTCGCGCCCACGGCGGAACGTTTTTTGCCAGCGCGTATCTTCCTGCTGTGGAGTTCCTGCCGTGGTCGTATTGAATTTACTATCTACGTTGAAGAAATCATTGCCGACCGGGAAAAGGATCCTCTCGACTGAATAATCCTTGACCGCGGCCAGCAACTTCATGAATGCACTCTTGATCAATTTCTCCGAGATCTTGATATCGTAATTCTCCCCGCTCTCTTCATCCCAGGTAAGGCGACCAAAGTGAAGATCGTACATTGCGATCTCATACAAGCATGGATCTTTCAGTTTTGGATAGACGATCTTAGGATATTTTGGAGCGAATTTCTTTGCATCTGCCAATAAATCAACCAGAATATTTCTTGCTTCGATCTCGTTAGATTTTCTTTTGAACCTGACTTCAATGTGATAAAGGGGAACCACGAGCATCTTACCCGAATCATCAACATCCCCCCGGGTGACTCGGCCCTCCTTTACATGCCAGTCCACTTTGCGGTCTTTTCGATATCCCTCCGATGTTCGAACCCTGAATCTCTCGATTTCCCATTCGTTCAGGTCAATATTGAACTCATCAACAATATCTTCTTTGCTGAGCATTCTCCTCGATGCACAGATAACGTTGATGAAATCTTGACCTTGTTCATAGCTTTTTTCTTCCTTGAGGGAGTCATTCTGTGGGCCTTTATTGACATGTCGTTTTATATAGAAGCGGATATGATCTCGTACTGCCTCCGGAGAAGGATGGCCGATGGCATCCGCGATCTCTGCGATTGATTTCCCCTCATCCAATAATTTCTTTATCCTCGCATCGTTCTCTTCTGTCCATTTCCAATTTCTCTTTGGCATTGACTATTCCTCCCTCTCTACCTGATGAAAGGCCTTCTTATCGGCCAGCCTGCCAATATTCTTTTCTTCTTCACCACCACCGGCGCGTCCTCGATCGTCACCGGGTGCTGCGGCAGGTTGAACGCACTCCTGCCCGGCACCAGGACCGCCTGCGGATCGAAGATCTCGTCCAGGTCGATGTATGGATTGCCGGTGAAGTTGCCGTACAGCTTGCCGCTGCCCTTCCAATCGTATTGGATCCCCGCCGCGGACTTCCACCCGCCGATCGACGGCATCACCATGGACCCGGAGGCGATCAGCAACGGACAATCGTAAAAATCCTTGTCCATGAGGCTCGCCAGCCAGGGGTTGGTGTACATCACCGGAAAATAGTTCGCCAGGCGCCAGATCTCGTAGACCATTGACGCCGTGATCGCCAGGAAGCGGTCCTGAACATGATCTGTCGTGGTATTCGCGATATGTTCCCAGGCTGCGTTTTGCTCAGCATCGATCATCACCCGCGCGTTGCAGTCATATTTGTAGGCCAACTCGAGCAGGATCTGTCCTTGGCGCTTACCCCACTTCACCTCGCCGTGCAGCGGATACGACTTCTGGCAATATTTCACGAACCCGTAAGGTCCGCGATAATCCAATAGACAGGACGACATCGAAAGATCATAAGAAATATCGACCGCCTCCCCTTCATTGGATTTGATGAACGCGCCTTCCACGCCCTGGGCGATTGCCTTTTCCCAATCGAAGGGATGGGCGATCATTTTCCCCTTCTTCTTGTCATATTCCGATGTGTTGTGGTAGGAAATATCGACGAATTTCATGAGCTCCTCCTAATCGCTTTCCCAGAGAAAGACCTGGCCGCCCAGCACGTATTCAATCACCAGCTTTGGTCGGAGCGACGTATCTGTGGTGTAATCTGACGAGCGGTGTGAATAATAGCTGCTGTCTTCGGTGACCATTTTCAGCAAAAAGCCGTTATTGGTGAACGTCCCATCGATCATTTCCTGAATTTTCGCCGCGGTCAGCGCCATCGTCTTCCAACCGGCAGCCTCTCCGCTCGTATAAGCTGCCGATCCGATTTCGGTCTGTTCGCAATCCGCCTCACCAAACCCGCCTGCCGTCCCCCAGCTATTTTCCCCATCATACTTGTTCCATGTGGCTCCTGCCTCGGTCCAGGCCCGCTTTTGCCGGTAAACCTTGCAGGTATTCGACACATTGCTGTGAGCCTCGTTCATGTAGAGCATCAGGCTTGCAGACGTGATCATCGCCCCGGATGGAATGCCGGTGAGGGAAAATTTGATCAGTGTCCGATATACGCCGGTTGTGGAAACGCTTCCGATCCAGAGTGCCGTTGATGTTCCGTTGTTTGAATTGGCATCATCTTTCTTGATGAAGGTATCCAACCCCGCGGTTGGATCTGGCTGAATCGTCAGAGTGGTCATGGGCTACCCATTCACGTAATGGAACTCGATATAAAAATCCTTCCAATCGGCATGCGGGGAGGCGTCCATCTGCAAATAAACGTATTTTCCAACAGGCACCGCCGCATTGGTGAACCCGCTCGTGATCGTTTTAACCCCGTTGGTGGTGTCGATCGCGGCGATCAGCGTGGCATTGGCAAAACCGCCAATATTGACATCGTCGGCGTATTTGAGATCTCCCTGCAGCTCCGCGGTTGGTGTGGTATCGGACCCGTGGATATGGATCCGGGTGATGACGATCGGGCGGTCGGTCAGCAGGAACACGATCTGGGCGCGCTGCGCGTAAACCGCCTGCGGATTCGAAACGAAACCGCGGATCCGGTGCTTCTCTGGCTGCATCACCTTCCAGCTCGTGCTGGTGGGCATGAACACGCACATCGTTCCCCGCGTCACGTAACCGATCACATTGGTGTCGGCGTCTTCGACCGTGAGCGTTTCGGTGGCATCCGCGGTGTTCAAGATGAAGAACGCATGATTGGATGCGGCGGAGAGCTCCGGCAGCGTCACCACCCTGTCCGCCCCGCCCGGATCGATGAGCTGGTAGAGATAGTTCTCATCCGCCAGCGCCAGGGTTCCCGTCAGGGTCTGCGCTTCAGAATTCGCGGCATTGAGCGAACCGAGGCCTGTGGCGCCGAGCACCAGGGCGCGGAAGGTCGCGCCGGTCATTGAATAGAGTTTTCCGCCCTGGTCCTGGTCCCCTTCGATCAGGATCAGATCGGAGTCGGCAAGCGTCTCCAATAATGGATAGTGACTGAATCGATAACCCGTAGGTGCCATAATTCCTCCGTTACGAGATTCTCATGATATAGAACAGTTTGATGAATGGCGGCAGGTTGCTTTGTGTGTCGGTATCTCCCACGCCGTGACTGTGTTCACCCGCCGATCCGGTCGTGAAAGAATAATTATGGGTGTGACCCCCAGACGCAACTGCATATGAACTGGCAGCGACTGTCACTGTTCCCGATGGAACTCCAACAGCTCCGGATCCTGCATGTGAATGGCCACTTGCCGTGCCGGTTCTTGGATTCTGATGTGAGTGTGTTTCAGAACCTCCTGAATCATTCACGTCGTCATCGACCGACGCTCCAAAGACAAATAATCCACGTAAATCTGGCGTACCATTATTCCCGTCGCAGACCGCCCAACCGCTCGGGATCTCCCCCTGGCTTTTCGGCCAAACGATGATGCCTCCCACCGGCACGTTGGTCGGTTCTGTCAACCCGCCGATCTCCAACCCTTCAAGGACGGCGACCCTGGCATTCAAGTTCCGTAAATTGCCTACCATGGTGTTATAGTCGACCGGCATCATGTTGTAACCGGCGGCTCGAGTCTCGAGTTCAACAAATGGAGGTATATCGCCCATATCAATCTATCCTTCCGATGTAGTAAAGCCTTTTATACGGTGGCAGGTTACTCACATAATTGGTATTACCTAAAGAATGTTTATGCCCACCCGCCTGCGAGGTGGTTCTTGTGCTTGTAGTATGAGTATGTGTTGAATTAGCTACTAACGTGTAGCTAGCTGATGGAGATTGCCGATTTATGGTACTACTTGGTTTTCCCGTTTTTACTGAATAGCTATGACTATGGTCTCCAATAACGGATACAGCCCCATTATCATGACAATGCTGTGAGTACCCACCGGTGGATAAAACTTCAATATCACTCTCCGCTCCCATCAAAAACATACCTCGTAAATCCGGCAATCCATTTGTCCCATCACAGATTTTCCACCCATCAGGCACCTGGCTTGCTAACCCACACCATAAAATGATTCCTGTTTTCGGAAGGTTGGTATCTCCACCTGAATTGTTTTCCATTGCGAAAATACGCGCGTTCAGGTTCGCCTCCAGGTCTTTCAGGAGGTTCCAGTCATCCTCGGAGACAAAAAACTCCGAAGGTAATAGCTTCTCTTCAGGATCCTGCCATTCGATTGTCATAATGCAAACCCCAAAATGGTTGTGCTGCCCAGCTCAGACCTGCCGGGAATGCCCAGTTTCCAAAATTGATAAGTGTCCAGCATGAGCGGTCTCAAAAAGTATTGCCGGTAGATCAGCTTGCCATCGCGCTTGGTTTTGATCCCCTGGATGATGTAATCCTCATTGATGGCGTAATCGTCATTCTGCAGGTGTACGCGGTGGCCGATATCCCACCACATCAGCAGCCCGGCGTGCTGCACCGAGTCGTTCGCGCAGATCGTGATGCTGCGATAATGGTTTGTGTTCGGTTTATTGAGCCTGGCCGAAAGGATGTCCACGAAGTTCTTTGTCTTCGATGGATCGGTGACGAATTTTTGTTCGAGCGTGATCGCTTTGACCCCATTGTGCGCGAAATCTGCGTCAAAGGCATCCGCGTGATATTCAATGGGGTTGTATGCTTTGATCGCGCGTCCCTTGACCACCAGACCGGGTAAAATGTAACCGTCCACCAGACCGGTGTTCGTGATCGTCAAGGTCCCCCCCTTCGTATCTTTTGTCAGGGTGATGGTCATATCGGCGCTCATATCCGTGCCGGTTCCGTCCGCCAGGGTGTTAAGAAATGCGTCCGTATTGGGCACCGGCGTATCCACATCCTTGCCGCAGATGCTCGTGGCCAGGTTGTCCGGGTCCTTCCAGGTCACGTAGATCACCTGGCTCTCTCCAGCCTTCAATTCGAGGGCATTATCCAGGGTGAAAAGCACGATCGTTTCGGTTCCTACATCCTTCGGGTAGCATTTACCGACCACGCGGTTGGCAAAATTATCCCCGGTGACGATATCCGGCTCCCCCACCAGTCCGTGGATCGCGGTAACGTCCACCTGCTCGGCGCCCAGGATCCAATTCCCGTGTTCGTCGCATGGATAATCACCGTATTCATCCTCGATGCGCCCCAAAAAGCGGCTATGCTGCGGCACGGTGTAAAGCGGGATAACGTTGGTCCGGTAATCGCGTCCCTCAATGATCAATTCCTCATCGATCTCCGCGCCGTGGTTCAAATAGGCGTACCCCATCTCAGACAGGGCGCCGCGCAGCAACTCAGCCATGCCGGTGACGTTCTCTCCGATGATGTCATGGTAGGTCGCGAAGGTATCCACCAACCCTTTGAATGAAACGGCTTCCGGTTTCAATTCCTCAGCGTCGATCACATCCTGCGCCAGGTCTCCAAAGGTGCCATTTTCGCCAACATCTTCAAACTCGATCGGCGCCGTTGCCAGGATATACATGTAATCGTATGAGACCAGCTTCACTGATTTGAACTCGAGTCCGCCGCCCTTCGGGATGATGCCGCCTTTCGGGATGTAGGTTTTCATGTCGGTGCGCCAGCGCCCGTCATAGAAATATCGCACCCGGATCCGTCCTCCCAGGCCGATCCCCGGCATCGCGTTCGCGTGGCCCGGCGTGTAATAATCCGAGACTCCCCCAATGCAGTTGGCGTCGTTCCTCAGGGTGAGCGCGTTGGTGCCGCTGCCCGCCACCCGGTTGGTTGGGTTGTTATCGAACATGCCGCGGCTTTGGGTATCGCTCCCATCGATCACATCCGGAGTGATATCCACCCAGACCCCGCCAACCGTGGTTTGGAGTTCGTAAACTTGCAGCGGATATTCGCTCTCAGGCATTACAATCCCCTCCCCTGCGTCAGCGCGTATTCAGCCAGCGCCTGCGGCATGAAGATCCGTTGATTCTCCAGCTCGGACAATATCTGCTGCAGTAAGGCAGTTTGCTGGCCGTTCTGTTCCGAGCTTGTGGATGCCGCGCGCACGGAGCTTGCGGCGCCGCTGCTGGAGGCGTTCACATTGATCGCTGTGTTCAGGTCGGGCATGGTCAGTCCGTTGGCCAGCTTCTGCACCGATTGCAGGGGCAAATACACCATGTCATCGATGCCGTTGGCCAGACCGAACATCATATTTTGGCCGATATCGAAGAAAACTCTTGACGGGCTGGCGATGCCCAGCGCGTTCTTGATCTTGGCCACGATCTTGTTCACGAATTCGACGATGTTGTCCCAGATGCGCGTGAACATCGATTTGAGTCCATCCCAGAACCCGGTCATCAGGTTGACGCCAGCCTGTTTGATCGCATCGAGGAGGGATCCTATCCCTTTGATCAACCCAACGACCAGGTCGATTCCGGCTTTGATGATCGCTGGTAGAGCCTCAATGATCGCAGATATGATCGCGAATGTAATTTGCGGGATCTGCATGGCCAGTTGTGGGATCGCGGAGATCAAACCGGTGATGAGAGCCATCATGATCTGCAGTGCAGCCTCGATGATCATCGGCAGGTTATTAAGCAGCACGTTCACAATCGTCAGGATTATTGTCGGTAATTGAGCGATCAATTGCGGCAGCGCGCCAATGATTCCCTGCACCAGTCCCATCAAAATTGAGATCCCGGCTGTGATGAGCGTGGGCAGGTTCGAGATAATGGCATTCAGAATTGACACCATCATTTGCACGATGGCAGGGATCAACTGCGGCAGCGCCATGCCAATTCCATTAGCCAGACCTGACACGATCTGCAAGGCTCCGTCTGCGAGCATGGGGAGGAGCTCCGTCAGCATCATCACCACGGAAATCACCAGGTCCACGATGGTTGGCATCAGAACAGGAATGGAGCTGACGATGCCGGAGATCAGGGCTTTGATGATGCCCAATCCTGTTTCCATCATGGTCGGCAGCATACCGGAAATATCGCTGACGATGGATTTCACCAACAAGGTGCCAGCCTCTACCTTTTGCCCTGCCGTGAGCGTGCTATCACCCAGGATGGCGCTGAATTTCCCCATGTATCCGCCCACCATCCCCAGCACGTTGCTCACCGTGGGCGCAAAGATGACCGCCAGGTTGTTGGTGAGTCCGGTCAGACCGTTTTTCATGCGCTGCATCGCGTCATCCACGGACCCCAGCGCGTTGACCGCGTCGTTCGACATCACGTACCCCGTCGCAACCGCCTCATCGCCAAGCGCGGCCAGTTGATTGGTCCCGGCTTTGATGAGCGGATTCAGGTCCAGCGCGGATTTACCAAAAAGCGCCAGGCTCATTGCGTCGCGCTCAGCCTGGTTGTCTACCTGCCCCAACGCTCCGATGGCGTCCATCCAGACGTCGTTCGTCGCGCGCAGCTTGCCGTTCGCATCGTAAATGCTCACGCCCAGAGATTTGAAGATGGACGATTGTTCGCTGGCCGGGTCTTTTGCCGCGCTCATGGCTTTGGTAAGGAACGTCAACGAGCCGGTCATGGTTTCGACCGGCACATCCACCAGCTCGGAGGCATACTGCAATTTTTGCAACTGCTCAACAGTGATCCCGGTTTTTGCACTCAGAGCGAGAAGATCGTCCGCTCCGGACGCTGCCTTGATCGTCATACCCGCGATGGCGCTGGCTGCCCCAAGCGCGGCCCCTCCCACCACGGCCACCGCGCCTGCAGCCCCGGCAGCCACATTCCCCATGCCTCCCAGGAACGAGTTGAAGGACCCGGCCTTCTTTTCCGACCGGTCCATCCCCTGATCGAATTCAGAGGTATCCAGCCCGAGCGATGCCATCAATTTTTCGAGCGCAGTGGCCATGATTACTTATCCTTCTTGCGTCTTTTCAAACCGATCGCGAAAGACTTGAACGCCTGGTATTCCTCTTTTGCGGTCCGTCTTTCTGGTGGCTTATCCGGGATGAACTGCATCATGAATTCCTTCAACTTGAGCGGTTCATCACCCTTTTTGCGGAACAGATTGGTGACATGCATCGCGATATTCGCGGAAGTCATGTTCTCCATTTCGCTGCCCCACGGTTCGAGCGAGTAATACTGCATCCATTCGATCAGCTCCGGCGCGTCGATCTCATCCAGTAATTGCCTGACGGTCTTTCCGAGGGCCAGAGCCAGGCGAAAATAGAACCTCCGCTCTGGCCTCTCGATCAGTTTTTTAGGACGATCCCGGTTTCCGCGTCATCCAGACCATTGAGCTTCTGTGCCAGTTGGAACAGCCGCTGCAGCACACCGCCGCTCTTCTCGGCCAGGTCCTTGGCTTCATCATCCGTGAAGATGCGCCCGCCCTTCTCATCCACCAGGCACCGCACCAGGAACTTGGCCCTCATGTTTTCGATGTTCACCGCGCGTGCGTTGCCCTGCACCAGGAGCGATGCCTGAAAGGCGTCGAGCTCGCGCCCTTTCAGCACCTTGACGTAAACGGTCACGCCCCATTCGGGGACCTCGACCTTATGCGTCTGGATATCTTGAGCCTGCAGGATCTGCTCAGCCAGGGTAGCCATGTTTACACGCTCCCGGTGTCGATTGTGGGCTCGCCGTCGATCTCGATCTCGACCTTGCAGCGGTACACGCCATCCTGTTTCGATTCGCGTCCCATCTTCGCGATCTGTCCGTCAAAGGTGATGACTTCTGTGCCTTCGGGATCTTCGATACTCATGGACACGGATGCGGTCGCATCGAACGCAGCGGTCACCGCGGCGTGTGTGGTGGCTGTCGCCACCCAAACCAGCGTGCCTTTGATCGCGCTGGCTTCGCGGCGTCCGGTATCGATCTTGCGTGGATACCCGCCCGGGTCATCGTGGCATTTGACGGTTGCCAGCACCTTGCTCAATTCTGGATAATCGACTTCCTCCAGGTGTGTGATCGCGGTCAGCGCGTTCGAGACTGTGATCTTGAGCTTCACACCAAATCCACCTACAATCTGATCGGTCATTGCTTCCTCCTATATGCTCCAGTCCCCATCGTCTTCGCCGCCGTCAAGCACCGCGTAGACCATGAAGTCCTGGTTGATCCAAAATAATCCGCTCTCCACATCACTATCATCATTGGGATGCTGAGCCCGGACGCTTGCCTTGATCTTCGTGTCTCCATCCCCCAGTTCGCCGCGGAATCCATCCAAAATACTTTCGATGAGCGCCGCGATCTGTTTTGCCCTGAGCAGCGTGCTCGCTTTGCTGATCACCTGGATGCGGCTGGTCTTCGCGTAAGCAGATTCATCGTGGCATCCCTGCTGCGTTCCGCTGATCAGGATCATCGCCACCGCTGGATAAACGCATTGCTTCGGGAAGATCCCGCCCGGGTAGACGCGATCGCTGACCTCAGCCTGGACCGCCGAATTGTGCAGCAAATGCTGCATCATTGCGGTTTCGGGATCCCTTGTCATGCGCCTGCCTCCTCCCGGATGGCTTTATCGATCACAGCGGCCATTGCCGCGTTGATCTCACTTTTATGCTCATCCATCGCCGGTCTCAAGAACGGACGCGGCGGTAAAGTGACCGATGTTTTCATGGCATAGATCGGCTCATCCGCGTCGTTCATCAGCACCCCACCGGCATTTGTGCCAACGAAGTGCAGATCTTCCGGGTACTCCTTTGGTGAAGCGCATTTTTTCGCGGCGCTGGTAAGCGGGATTGCCAGAAACCTGCCGTTGACCGGCTTGATCGTCCCGCCCAGCTCTTGAATCCGTGCATGGTTCGAATTGAACGTCAGCGTGCCGGTTGCCTCTCCGCCTGAACTCTTCACCTCGACCTTGCGGTCCTTGGCCATGATCCCGGTCTGCTTGTTCGAGAAGTTTTCGGTGATATTCACCACCGCGTTTCCCTCGATCACCCGGATCCCGGCTTCGACGGCGTCCTTTGACGCACGATTGCGTACCCGCGCGGCAATTCCCTTCAACTGGCGGTTGAACGAGTCGAAATTTTTGATATAAACGCCGTTTTTGTTGCTCATTCCACCTTCTTCAAGAGCAGACGTGTTGCCGTTGGTCCAAATTGAACGGGTCCAACCACCGAGAATTCCAAAACCGCTGCGAGTGATTCGCCTGCTTTCTTCGTGAACTTGATATGGTCCAGGCTCGTAACCACCGTGCCTACCGGTAATCTGATCGAGGCGTCGTAGACCACCTGGGCGCCTTGGGGGTTATACCGTTCACTTCCGGACCGTAGATCGAACCCGCATTTCGTCGGTGTCGTCTCGTCTGTGAACTTGGCGACCTTCTCGTTCAACTTGTTACTGCTGGAGGAATAGACAGAGATAACGCACTCATCGAACATGTGCGCTTCCTGGACAGCTCTCATCCTCGCCAGATCAGACGCTGAGTTCATCGTCCTCCACCCTCGCCCTGGATTCCAGCGGCCACTTGATTAATCGCACACTTCTCGCGCTGCGCCTTGAGGCGTAAAACCTTGACTGCGCCATCGCGTGATCATATTGCTGTGAGTCTGAATAGCTTGCCCCGTCCGCGTTGAAGTCTGTGTTCCCGGTCAGTAGGTTCGCTTTCTCGGTCCAGATCTCAGCGGCTGCCGCGTTGAAGTCGTAGGTCGGGATCCAGTCATCGTTGTCCGGGTCCCTGCCGTATTTATCCGGCAGCGCGCAGGCTTCCACGTATTCAGCCAGCACCTCATCGGTATAGACCGTCGAGGTTTCCGCTTCGGCGATCATCCGTCTCAATCTTGCGATCTCGGCATCTGTGATGGTCATAAATACGCCTCCAGCCGTGAAACGAACTTTTTCGGACCAAAAGGTTCTCCGATGAAAAGCTCGCGCCATTTTTGAATCTCATCATCCGAGCTGATCGCTCTCTTGATGAGGGCATCCGTATCTCGTTCAGCCAGGATGTCCAGCGGATACATCAAAAGATCGCGGTATTTCTTCCAGTGCTTCACGTACCTGAAATTGGAGTCATCGTTTCCGCTGCGAGGGGCAACATCTTCGCCCATCATCAGGGTTGGTTTGCCGCGCGCCACAGCAAGGTAAGCAAAGGTTTGGTGTCCGATGACCAGGTCGGCCTGGTCAATGTCTGCCGTGGATTGGTCCGCGTGACCGCGTGTATAAACCACACCATCCTTTGCATCCAGGCCGCATTCGCCCAGCGTGTGCAAAAACCTGACCGTCAACTCGACCTTGTTCTTTTTGCACCAGGAAAAGATCTTCGCGAACGCGGATGCGTTGATCTTCTTGTCCATATCGCTCAACCATCCGTTCGCGTTGGGGTGGATCGGGCCAAATACCACGCTTCGGATCTCGTTCACCGGAGTGAAGGGCTTGATCTTGCAAAAGCTCCATCCCACCACTTCCACCGGCTTCCCGATATCGAAACTCTCCATCACCATCCGCCCGCCTTCCGCGTGGGTGAACAGACAGCGGATTCCTGGGTTGATCTCGATGATCCCGTCATACTGCACCATCGGCCTTGCCGCGTGCGGGTATTGGAACAAAGGGATTCCACGCCCCTGCAGTTCTTCGACCGCTTTACTCCAGCCGAAGCCGCCGTGTCCTGAATCCAGGTCATAGAGCGCGAAGCGTGGTGGGGTCCGCGGATTACTGCTCTTGCGGTACCCTGCAGCGAAGAGAGCCTCTTGATAGGCTTGCTCTTTTCCTTGATGTGGACGAAGGACGTAGAATCCCTTGAAGTTCATCTCAATTCGCTCCTTAGCTCGATGCGGCGGGAGTGAGCATGGCGAACGGATAGCGCGTGGCTTTCGCCTTGACCCGGTTGGCCGGATTCGGCAAAGCCCAGGCCAGGCGCATGGTGCAGCGCAGGGCGACCATGTTCTGCTGTGCCAGGTTGTAAACGATGGCCTTGGTGGTCGGATCCTGGATCACGGCTTCCTTCAAAAGATCGAAGGTGACGTCCTGGCGAACGGAGTAGACCAACTTGCTCCAATCGCCGGTGAAGAGCATGGTTTTGCTGTCATCGATCGCCCCGTTGAGCGGGAAGTCGATCGGGCTGCCATCGAGTGAGTAATCGCCAGCGCTCTGCATGGATGGCATGAAGATCGGGCGATTGAGATCGTCCTTGACGTCTCGCAGCTCACCGCGCATGGAGAGGGCGCCGATGTGCGCGGTCGGGAAGTAACCCATCGCTTCCACCTTGCTGATCACACCGGTCTTTCCGAGCAGGCTGGCATAGACGTCGGCACCGAGAGCGACCGAAGTGCTCTTGGCCACGCAGCCGTCATAGATCGAAGTCGGCCAGTTGGTCGGTTTGTTTGTGCCGTAAAGCACTGCACCGTCGAAAACGATGCCCATGGCTTCAAGCACGCTCGGCTTGACTTCGCCCCAGATGTCGAAGTTGGCATCGTCCAGGTATTTCTTCGGGATGGGCACGATGCAGGCGATCTCTTCAGCGTAGAGGACAACATTCGTCCACTCTTCGTTGGTCGCGTGATAGAAGCCCTTCTCCCCAGAGCTGTCTGATGGTTTCCCATCGACGAAATAGGCGAGCGGCAGCGCGTCGAGCACGGGCAGTTTTGAAGTGCCGGAGGCCATGTTCGGCAGGCGGCGAGCCCGCTTCATCACGGCTGAGTTCTGTGAGATTTCCTTGACGATTTCTTGCTTGATCTCAACAGGGATCAAAACATCAAGATTGGTGTCGGTAATTGAGGTTCCCATTCAAATCCTCCAACCTTTTCAGGTTTATTTGATTGACTATTGGGCAGCGTTGCGAATAAGGTCATTCATATTCGTTGGCTTGCCGCCATTGTTCGTCCCATCGCCGCCATTTCCATCAGGCACCTTTGGACCGAACAGTTCCGGGGCGTCGGCTTTCAGCGCTTCCCAGTCAGCCGCCCCGTTCCGCTTGAAATACTTGTCTGGATCCGCCTGCGCCAGCGCGTAAGCTGCCTTGAGGTTGTGGCAGCCGATCTCCGGCTTGACCGCTTCCTCAATGAAGTTTGAGCGCTTGTCGGCGATATCCAGTTTGACCAGGGCGTCGTTCAGAGCTTTCTCCAGCTCGGAGCCCTTCTCTGCTTTCGGCAATAAGGCCTTGAGCTGCTCTTGCAGCCCGTTTCGCTCCTCTCGAGTGGCCTTGACCGTGTTGTTCAAGCCCTGGACATGCTCGTCGTAAGCCTTGCGTTGATCCTCCGGCAGCGCCTTGTAGATCTCATCCCAGCTTTTCACAGCCTGTTGCTGTTGAGATTGGTTTTGCTGGCCTTGTTGCTGTGTTTGGCCCTGCTGGCCCTGGCCCTGTTGGCCCTGACCCTGTTGCCCTTGCTGTTGGTTCTGTTGCTGATTGTTATCTCCGGGCATCTCGCCCTCCTTTTTCAAATATCCGGCTTCTCACCGGTGAATCACATGTCATTCCCCTCGCCTATCCCAAAGGGATGGGAGAGGGGTGCAGGGGTGAGGGATTATCCTCCTGCGTTCCACCTTGGGGTTTTTCCCCATTCCGCGCTGTCTTGTTTCGAAACCAGGTCAGTGAGGTCAACCTCACCCGCCTTCCATTGCTCATACAATTCCGGTCCGAGTTTCGCCTCCTGTTCCTCCGGGCTCAGCGTAACAAACCAATCCTGCCCGGTTTGCCACTTCGGCGCGCCAACCCCTACCACCTCGGGGACTGCCTGGCATTTCCCTGCCGGATGATCGTCCAGCTCCTTGCCCTTGTCGAAATGCTCCCCGTCCAGCATCAGGCAGGCCATGCAGGCCGTTCCCTTGTTCACCAGCCTGCGAAAACCCATCACCACGCCCGATTCCGCGTATTCCTGCGATTGGGCGCTGCGGTAAGTCCTTGACATCTCGGTTCGAGCGATCAGCAGGGCACGGTCCAGACCTCCGCCCATCCCCTGCGTCATTTCCGCCGCCACCTGCACCGGGCTTGACCCCCGCGCGATTCCATTGATCAATGCGTTCGTCAACCCGTCGAGCGCGTCCGGATAATCCAGCTTAAGCAGACTGTTCAACGGACTCCCGTTTCCGAGATATCCGATCATCGTCTGCAGCGCTGACTCGTTCAGTACCTTGAAGTTGGGACCGAAGCCGACCATGTACGACGCTCTGATGGCATCGCTGGCCGATTGGATTCCCAGCATCCCGAATTCTCCCTGGCTGGTGCCGATCTTCTCGATCAGGTAATCGCGGTTGTAGGCCTTGAGCGCGTCTTCCAGGTTCCCCTTGAGGATCTTGTACCGCTCTTCCTTCCAGATCATCTGCTGCGTGATCGCTTTGCCTTCTCCCGCGCGCTGCGCCATCACCGCCTGCAGAGCCGCGATATCCCCATCCAGGCGCTTTTCGATCTCTAACCAGCGCTTTGCCATGTCTTCCATCACTTCCAGCTCTTTGGCTGCCATGGCCTGGCGGTATTCGCGGATCACTCTGACGACGCGCGGCTCATCCGGGTTCATTCGGTCGGAACTCCTTCTTCGACGGGCGGAACTTCATTGTTCGCGTCGGCATTCTTTCTGGCCGATTCCAAAAGGCTCTTGGCCAGGCTGCTTTTCGCTTTTTCTTCCTCCGCCTTATCCTTGTCCATCTGGGCCAGTTCGGCTTTGCTCCATCCCTGTTTTCTCAGGACGGTTTTGACCGGAATTCCCGAGCTGACCGCGAAGTTCACCGCCTGCATCTCTGCGATCGGTTGTTCCGAGCGCGTCCGTCCCCACACTGGCTGTACGTCTCGTGAGGACACCGGGAAATTTTCGAGCTTAAGCATGAAGATCACGATCTCTTTCCAGGTCTTGGAGAAATTCGCGATCAGTTTATCCACCTTGTGTGCCAGCGGTGCTTCCATCGCGATCAGCGCGTCCCCGCTCACCCCGGCGCCCACGTCCACCAGGTAATTTTTCGGCGTTCTCGTGACGATCGATACATAGTTCGCCAGCTTGTCGATGCTGTTGAAATACTTCGTAAGGTCTTCGCCGCTGAACTCGCCCACCTGGGTCGCTTGGCCAACTCCATCACCGGCAGGGATATTCCAGATTTGATTCGGCGCGTTTTTCAATTGATCCATATCCGCGTTCGATATCACCCAACGCTGTTTGAACGCCCCAAATTCCGCGGCCACCATCATGTCGCTGAACAATTTGTTGATCGCGTCCTGCACGCTGAGCACGTTCTCGATCTCGCCCTTGCAGCGAAAATGGAATACCGGGATCTCGCCGTAAGGATTCCTCGCGTCCACTTTCTCTTTCTTGAACGCCGTCGCGCTTTGGGCGTCCTTGTTCTCAGACACCCAGTATTCCAGGCGGTCTGGGTAATAAAGCGTGATATGCCATTTCTCCAGCTCATCCATCCACCACTTTGCGGCAAACCGTTTTATCTTCGGGTTGTCGGACCGGTAGAAGATCTGGCACATCCGCGCCGGGTTGTGATACATCTGCGGGATTCCAAGCTCATTTGGCCAGACGATCACGAACGATTCACTCTGGATCAGGGCGTCGCGGTGGACCTCGTCTGCGTCCAGCCACAGGTCGTTGTTCTTCCAGATGGCGTCGATCGCTTCATCCGCGCTCTTGTCGTTCAACACGTCGAATTCTTTCAGGTTCATCCGGTCCAGCGTGGATTCGACCACCACCGCGCACCAGTTTTCCTCGAACCTTGTCAGCTTATCGCCGAACGCCTCTCGCAATCTCGCGGCGCTGTAGACCAGCTCCTCCGTGCCATCGTAATATTTCTGATTGCGCGTGCAGGCAAGCTGCTTGCTTTGAAGTACCTTGAATGCTCTTTCCAGATCGTTCATCCTTCATAGCTCCTTGCCGCACGTTTCGGCTGACTGTGCTTGGCGATCATGTACAGACCGCCGCTGCAGGTATCGACAATATCGTCATGGTCCCCTGTCGGAAATTCCAACAGTTCGCGCCTGGCCTTTGACGTCCACGGGCCCTTCACCCAGCAGTACAGGCCCTCCTTCGCGCGCAGGCTCAATTTCGCCGCCCGATCGTTCTTGCTCTCTGTGGGCAGCATCCGCACGATCGCGACCCCAGCCAGGGTTGGGTCCTTCATGAATTCCTGGAATACCAGCGTCTGGAAGGCTACGCTTTCCACGCCCCAGATTACCTTCCTGTTTTCCGGCAGGAGCATCGCGATCTTGACCCGCTGCAAAAAGGTTCGCAGCTCATGCTCGTGGATCAGGTCCCGCCCGATGATCCTTCCCGTCTCCGGGTCCAGCGTTTCGGGCATCACCGCGTTCCAGTCAGAGGTCTTCGAATTCCCCAGTGCCAGGTCGATATAGGCGCACCAGGTCAGGTTCTCCGGTACCTCGCCAACGCCGATTTCCTTGATGTCCGGATCGTCGAAGAATCCGCCGCTCAATGGGCGCGGCAAACCCTGGTGCAGGGCGGTGAAAACGTATGGGCTCGTGTTTGCCTTGATCTTGTCCACGTAATCCAGGCTGTAACGCCACGGCCACAGCGGTTCCCCTGGCTCCCTGCCGAGTTGGTCCCCATCCTTCGGGATGAAATATCCGCGCCGTAAATTTTCGGTGAATTCCTCGTCGGTCTTCGGATAATCTGCGCTTTCCAACGCCAGCGCTGGAAAATGGATCACTTCCCACTTCGTTGCCCGTGGATCGCCGGATGCCATTTTCTTCAATTGCTGCCCGATCAGGTCGTTCGGGTCCCACCGGGTATGCACGATCACGATCGCGCCGAATTCGCTCAAGCGTGGCACAGCAACAGAATCGAACCAGTTCTCCAGCTTGCTCTGATGCGCCTGGCTGCGTGCCTCATCGATATCCTTCGTCGGATCGTCGATGATCAGTAGGTCCAAGGGATGACCCGAAAGGCCGCCGCCCGTACCGCGGCTGATACACCCGCCTTCGGAATCCCCCGCCAGGCTCCAGTCGTTCTTGGCCGCTGAATCGTCGGCCACCTCGATCGGTTCGCTTTTCGATGATTGCACGCCGAAAAGGTTCTGGAAGTATTGACCCATTACCATGTCGCGTACCGCCGCCGAGTGCTTGTCGGCCAGGTCAGCGCCGTAGGAGATGATGCCGATGTGAGCATTCTGATTCCGCCCCAAAACGTAAGCGGGGAAAGTCCTCGCCACGTCCTTCGTTTTGCCATATTGGGGAGGCATCACAACGATCAATCGGTTGATGCCCTCTTTACCTTTCGTGCGGATGAAGGCTTCGACTTGTTCAAGTTTTTCAGCCAGGTACAGGTTATGCCGTCCATCCTCGAACTTTGGATCCACGTAATGCCTGAAATAACGGTAATGCCGACGCGCCTGTTCGCGTCGGTCCTTTTCAAGTTTTGTGACCGTCAAACGATCACTCGTTTTTACAGGTATCTCAGTTGCCATTACCATTCTTGGCTTCCAGTCTCCTGATTTCTTCGTCCAGCTCGGCGTCGCTCATTTCAACCGGGCTTCCGGGTTTCTTCTCCAGCTCCACCTTCTGGTGAGGCACGTAATCGCCCGTCATCGTCAGCAACGTTTTGCGGTCCTGGCTGCCGTGGAAAGAGGGGTCCGCTGCGGATTCGATCAGCGCCGTGAACACGTCGCGCCGGTGGCTCAATAGGGGTGCCGCCTGCATGATCGCGATCGTCTCGTCGATGCAGGGATTGTTCTTTCGCCATTTCGAGATCGCCCTGTCAGAGGTCAACCCCAGCACATTCACAGCCAGCGCTTCCTGTGTCTTCGGGCACCGGTTCGCTTTCGGACTTGCCTGCCATGCGATGTAAGTGGCCACCCGCCACGGCCATCCCGCGTCCAGCAGGTTCTGAAAATCCTCGTACCAACCGATTAGGTTCTTCGGGATCTCGGCGCCGCTTTCTTTTGCGTGTTCGATCACGCTGGCGTCGTTCACTAATCGATCTTTCAATGCCTGCAGCGCGGCCAGCGAACGGGCGTTGGCTTCTTCCTGGGTAATGCCGTTCTCGAGCTCGGGGTCAACGTACTCCGCGAGCTTCGCAGCCATGCCTGATAGATTTTCGAACGTCAGTTGTTCCGGCTTGAACGGCATAACTTCCTCACTTTACGAAAATGATCGACGCCTGACCGGTGATCAGCAGCCAGATAAACCCGATTACCGATGCACCCAGGATCCCAAACAGCCAGAATAAAAGCCTGATACCCGGGGCGAGCTTTTCGATCTCGCGGATCCTTTTTTCATGATCCTTGACCGTTTCTGCTACGTTGTCGTTGCTCACGTCAGCCTTCTCCAATTCTTGGATTCTGCAATCCAACTTGTCGATCTTTTCTTCCAAGCGACTGATGGCTGCTAATACGATGGAGTTGCTCGTCCCGGGACCAGGCATAATCTCGATCTCCCGCTATTTGGTCTTCGCGGTCTTGACCGGGAAATTCTCGATCACCTTGGCTTCAATTAAGTTGCCAAGCACGCCAAGGTCGAAATTCTTGAAGCCGTGGCTGTTCAGATATCCCTGGGCGATCTCAAGGGCTGTGGTCTTTTTGTCTTTGATATAGTCCTTGATCTTCATTTGCTCTGCGGCTTTGACGGCGATATCCGCGGCTTGCTCCATGAAATAGGCCAGGTCTTCACCAGCGCGCGATTTTATCTCCTGCCATCCCTTCTTCGCCCAGGTGATCACCATTGTTACGAGCGACAACGCCAAAATGGGTAAGAAGTATTTGGCCAGCTCATACAGGATCGTTGTCCCCAGGTCCGCCCAATAATTGGTCGGCTCATCCTGGAGGATTGGCGCGGTCACACCCGCGGCAACAATGGAGGTCTCACCGACCGGTGCGCCAGCGGCGACCTCCGGCGCCTTTGCGGAAACAACACTGACGGTCAGCATCACCAGGAGGCTGACCAACAGCACGATGGATAACACTTTCTTCATGGTTCGCTCCTTCTTTGGGCATCTCGCCCTTTGGATTCTTCGCGGCGTAATCGGAGTTAAATAAAAAAACCCGCCACAGATTCTCACCTGTGGCGGGCGCTCGTCTCCGCCGTGGCTGAGCTCCTCTCAGCCTGCATCTATATTATAGCAAATGTTAATTTATATAGCAAGTGCTAGGGGAAGTGCTTTTCTTCCCCGTACCCTGTGAAATCGCATGGCGAATGAGCAGGGTTTCCTTTTTTTTGTAGGGGCACAGCATGCTGTGCCCCAATCCGCGCCAGCGGTTATGATTCCCTCTTCACGCCGATCTTGTGAGTCTTAATTTTACCTTCGCCATCCATTACTTTGATGTCGAAGTGCTTCTGGGTTTCACCCTCAGCCCAGAAATAAGAGATAGCATGTTCAGTGAATAACGCCGCAGCTTCGAGTGAAGATCTCGCTTTTACCCTGAGGGCTCCTTGATTCGAGCCTTCCAATGAGCAAAGCCACAAAGAATATTCACCTTCAAAGTGAACACCATTCATTCCTCTTCCTCCCACACCAACTTCCCGAAAATTTCCTCGGCCATCTTCTTCCCGGCCTCCTGATCCATCACCACCACGGACGCCCCGCCGCCCTTGACATATTGGATCGTCAAAATATACTTTTCCTTTCTTTCCGGCGATTCCGCGAACTTCAACTCGACCTTGTTCCCTTTCTTATCGTGTCCTGTTAGCATTCCTTATTATAATGTCGTTGCGAGATGGACGCTTTTCCAGTGAAGCACGCGGTCCCAATGTTTTCTGGGAATCCTCACAGCGCCCACTCATCTAATCCTCCTCTCCGTCGCGTACCCCTGACTGCAGCGTTCCGTCCCCAAAGCATAATCTACGATAGTCAGAATACGCCTCATCGCCCTGGACCACCGTGACCGGTCCTCCGCGATCTTCTGGATCTCCAGCATAATATTCAAATCAACAATGATCAAGTTCGAACATTTTTCCTTCGGCCTTTCTATTTCACCCGCCAGAATTGGATCGTCCATCATTTTGCTCCTTCCGCGAACCTCTCCAACGCTTCCTTTGACGGTGCCCACGTCCGCATCTCACCGCAGATATCGCACCGCAGGTCGATCCCGCTTTCGATCAACCCCATCACATCCACCCCCTCCGGTCGGCTGGACTCATCATCCACCGCGTGACGGTACAACATCAGCCGCGTTCCCGCCACGCCTCGGCTCACCACACCCATCACATGCCCGTTTTTGCACTTCCATTCCTTCAAAATCTCAGGCATAAACACTCCATTACTTGATTGCCTTATTCAGCTCATATCCCGCCCATGGGATCACGAAAAACCACAGATACGCCGAGATCATCGAATTGATCACATCAACCAACGGTTCCCCGAATATCGTGCACCTCTCCCAGGCAAAATTGACATTTGCCAACAGGAAGAAGATCAGAGCCGCCCACACCGACGCCTTTCGCCATCGGCTCAATTCCCTGTATTTCCCCATCCATCCCCTCGGATCCATCATTCAACTCAATTCTCCCTCGCCTATCGCGCAGCGATGGGAGAGGGATGGGGTGAGGGACGGGGTGAGGGCAGGCTCGATCACCTTGAACTCGATCACCCATACCCAGGGATTTGACTCCCACGAGTACATATCTCTTTTTTCTTCCTGTGGCCATGTTTTTGCAATTTTCTTTGGAGAGTGTGATGACTTTGGGTAAAGCCTTGCATATAATGCATTCCAAACGGATTTAAACAAAACGCGTCCGTTAATATCCAATGGTCCAAGTTCTCCCCCAATTCCTTCTTCCCAAGCATCCGCTTCGCTAATCTCCTGTACCCGCTCCACCCGCACGTCTGCGATCTCCAACATGATCCGGCTCGCCCACCTCGGCATGTGGATGGAGGGACGCCACTTTATCACACAATCATCCCAATCCCAATTTGATTTAAAGAGACAATACTCTGGTTTCCTATACTTCTCTGGAATGAAATTGAGTGATGCGTCTTTGCATCCATAGAAAACCACATCGTCCCAAGATCCATCGCGAGGTGCATCAACTTGCCACGTCTCTCTCACCCACAGACGATCACCAGGTTGGCCGTAGGGACAACGAATATCGCGCAATTTATATCCGAACCCATCTCCGGTTTCCGCTCCGAGTTCCCAGGTTCCATCTTTGTTCTCATGGAATGTGTAATCATCCATATTAGCAAGATTTTTTACCAGTCTCCTGGTCTGCGTTTTCCTTTCTGCCAGGATCGCCCGCACCATTTCACCATTCATCAAGATCGGTCTTTCTTTCGTGACTTTCGCGTCTTTCGCGGTTACCAGATCTTCACTCATGAAATCCTCCATCCTTCCACTCCGGCGCATACTCGCTCACCGGACACCCCACCACCACAAACCGTGGGCCCATCACCCAGCTCGCCATCTCCAGCTTCACCGGCGCCGTTTGCCCTTTTCCCGTCAGGTCCTGCACATCCACAGCCTCGCCTGCCCCCTTCGGAAACTTTTGCACCCACGCCGTAGATGGCATCCTGCCCATCGTCCTGAAATACAGCGTGGCCGCCAGATCGATCGAGAAGCTCAGCGATTGCCCCTGTCCGATCCACCACAGCGCCCCATACCTCACCGGCGCCCCATACCGCGGATCGAACTCCACCACCTGCCGCGCCCCCCAGAACAGGTACGCATGGTCCAGCTTCAACGCCGCTTCCCACACATGGAAAAACCGCACCGATTCCCTGGCGTGATCCGGGCAAGCCTCAACGATCAGCCTTCCCATATCCACCGGCTGACCCATCGACAGCGCGTGCACCACCCTCAGCCCGCACTCATCGATCTCATTGCTCACAATGTTCAAAGCGGCAATGGACATGGTTCCTCTTCCTTCGCTGAGATGGTAAGAACATTGCAAAGGAGTTTATCGCGAGGCGCCGCTTGCGCGCCAAAGCGACCCCCAACTGGTCCATGAGGTTCAACCTTGCTTGCATGCCTGACCACCGTCAGATCCTTCACGTAATACCATCCCCGGTTCCCCGCGGACGCCACCCTGGCCAGGCGCCGATCCGCATCAAACTCGATCAAGATCCCCGACCGCGTTCCCCCGTCGACCTGAACCTCATCCCCTTCTTTCAAAGGCTCCCTGGCCCGCATATCCTCCATCCGCATGTGGTCCAGCGGAAAGAACTTCACCCCGTTCATCGATGACCTACCCATCACTTCTTCTCCTTGTTGTCATTGCGAGGCTGTGTAGCAGCCGAAGCAACCCCCGGAAACTCCGGAAATTGATCCCATTGCTCGCCATCGAGCAACCTCTCATGAAATCCAATCTTAGTTTGGATCATTTCCAGACTACCGAGCTCCTCAATTTTTGGAGAGATCGCAATATTATGATAATTGGTCTGATCGAACGGCACCCATCTGCCCCAGCTCTTGAAAAAGAACGGCACCCCTCCAGCCACGCACTGATCACGCAGCGATCGCGCCCAATCCGGGTTCATCGGTCGCGCGTCCGGACCCGACTCCCCGCCGCAGATAATCCAGTTCAAACCAATCATAGGTTTGTTATATTGATCACCAGGTTTTGATTGCAAAACATTCCTGCAACTCCAAATTTCATCGGGTGCAGGGGCTCCGAAAAGGTCATAATTTGATTTATCTACTGCGATTCTTGCCCACCTGACTCTCGCAAGATTCACCGGCCCAAGCATCGGCTCTACGCTGATAAACCTCACAGCTGCCGGAGTCTCCAACAGCCATGGAATTCGTTCCTCCGCTGTATTTTGATCTTCCACGCTCACCCCCAACCATAAATTTGGTAATGGTCTTTCTTTCAACGCGAGCATGATCTCATTGATGATTTTGAAAATTCTTTTAGGTCTTTTTGTGAGCACCATGAATGTGTGCTGCGGACAAAAGCTCATGGTTTGAAAAACATCACCGATGAAATCATAGGGCACTTCCGGATGGAAGAGATCGCTCACTGAATTTACGAATATTCGCTGCGGTGTCCTCCAATGCAGCGGATCCTCCAACCGTTCAGTCAGCATCTGTAGCTGGTCAAACGGCTTCGCATATTGCACCGGGAGCTTTTTCCCATCGAGGAAAGCCCTGTGCCTCATGTCATGCAGCCGCTTCGCGTAACAATTCCGGCATCCCTCCGACACCGGCGTGCACCCAACCACCGGATTCCACACTCGATCAGCCCACTCGATTTTTGTTGTTCCCATAGTTTTTCTCCTGTAGGGGCGAATCGCATTCGCCCTGAATCTTCAACGGCCCCAGACGCCCTTGCGGACCAACTGCCAAATTACTGCGTAAACTGACAGATCCATGATCGTGTCCTCGATTGCTTCACACTTTGGAGCAATAGGACTCTCATAATGGCTCTGACAAATTTCAATCCTGAACCCGAACAAATTCATCAACCGCGCCATCTTGTCCCAGGTTCGCGTCACAAGACCAATTTCGCCAGTCCCCAATATATTGGCAGGACTGTAATCTGCATTCTTCTGCAAATGAATCCGATACCCATTCATGATCAGGTCGATATATCCCTTCACTTGGTTCGGGCGCTTGGTCTCGGTTGGTGGAATGGGAGGCGTATCCGGCCAATAGGTAATTGGAATGCTCCGTTCTTTTGCAAACTTTATTTCGCCCCTTGTTCCATCACTGGTTTCCCATCCAGGAAGGACAACCATGGCATCGCATCTGGCCAGCAAATCGAGATCTCCCTGCAGCCATGCTTTTACCTCGACGCATTCTTGAGACTTTGTCACCGGAAGGTCTGAATTTGCATGTGGGCAAATAACGACATAACCCATCTGCCAGAGAGTCAACGCCGCGTCCTTTGCGGCTGCAATATTTCCCTCGAGAGTTTGTATCCCTTTCGGTCTGATTGGCCCTGCTAAGTAGATAATCATTTTTCGCTCCTGGGCGCCTCGGAGAACCCATCCGGGCAAATACCCACATTTACCGTACAACCTGCTTCCCTTGCCTTCCTGTTCATCCTTGTGGTACCCCTGCTATCATCCTCGGTGGTACCCCCGATAATTACCCTTTATTTTTCCGGTGGTACCCCATAAAAAAGGTATGCGGTACCTCTTACAACAAAAAGTTACAAAGTTGGCAATGTCATTGCGAGGAGCCGAAGGCTCCGAAGCAACCCCCAACATGATCTATGCTTCATCTCGCCACACCAGCTCAAACCCATACCGCGGATTCTTCGGCAGCGGCACCTTGAACCGCTCGATATCCACTTCCCCGAACTCCAGCGCCCGGCGAAAATACCACAGCGCGATCTCAGCCACACCCGAAGCCGTCGTTTCGTTTTCCTCGGCCATCTTCTTGACCCAGTCGATCACCTTTGGGTCCAGGTCATAAACCGCCCGGCTCCCATTCCTGGCCGCCTGCTTTTCCTGTGCCTTCTTCGATTTCTTTCTGGCCTCGCGCGGCAGCGCCCGTTGCTCCTTCCGCGTTGCCCCACCCTGCAGCATCGCAGCCACCGATGGGTCCAACCCATGAGTAAATCCGTTTGCATCCTTGGCCATTTTCGCTATTCCTTTTTGACGAATCCCCTATCCAGAGGATGAATATATTGCCCACCATTCCCTGTCAAAGGAAAAACACTACCATTCAACAAATATGTGATGAGTTGCGCCAAAGCAGAGGAAATCGATTTTCCTGTGCCGGTTACATTGTCATCACCATTACTGACCATTGCATGGAATACTCGTTGCTTATTGTTTTCGTGGTCAATACCAGGTTCAACCTGCAATACCCAATCTCCTGGACATAATCTTTTTGCAATGAGTAATAGATCCCATGCAATTTCACCAGTGGCCTTATACGTATTGATAACTTGCTCAGTATATTTGTCCATTCCTTTTCCTCTCTTTGTTCTCCGCGTCTCCGCGTGAGATGCATTACATCGCCTTGATCAATCTCTCCAAACACTCCGCGTACCCGTTCAGCGCCCTGGACGGACCCATCTCCCACAGCGTCTTCCCCAACCTTGACGCCTCCCTGCAGCTCGTATCCTGCGGGATCGTTGGCCACACCAGCCCGTTGAAGTTCTCCGCCAGGTTGGCAAGCTGCGAGTGGGATTCATTCGTCACCCGGTCATAGAACGTGGGGATGATCCCCGCCACCTGGCACTTGCTCTTCGTCGCCCTGATCACAGACTCCAGCGACTTGAGACTCTCCATCACCCCGTCCGCGCTGAACTGGTCCAGTTTCGTCGCCACCACCAGAAGATCGGACGCCACCAGGCTGGCCATGTGCAGCACATCCACGCTCGGCGCGCTGTCCATCAGCACCACATCGTACCGGCGCTCATAACCTTCCAGACCGTCTTTCAGCGCCATCTCCCGAAAGTCCCTGGCTGCCAGGATCTGCTTGAGCTGGTACGTCTGCTTGTCCGAGCGGATCACGTCCAGCCGCGGCCTTGCGTTCACCGCGCAGCTCACCAGTTCCTTACCGCTCACCAACCAATCGAACAGCGCCGGGCCCTTCTCGATCCCCAACGAATCGCTGACATTCCCCTGCGTGTCCAGGTCGATCACCAGCACCTCATACCCCTTGAGCGCCAACCCATGCCCCAGCGTCACCGTCGTTGTCGTTTTCCCCACCCCACCTTTTTGATTTGCGATCACAATAATGCACATTTTTTCTCCTTGTCATTGCGAGCGACCGGAGGGAGCGAAGCAACCCCCGGTAACTCAAAATAATTTCATCTCTGGACGTTTTATCCAGATCATCTCGGTTCTCTTCTTCCCCATTCCAGTGACCGCCGAATGAGCGTATGAGGTCCAGCTCGAGAAAAGCTCCTCATACAGATCTGATCGATATCCGCTCAGGACAACATTTCCATCGACCTGATTCAATACATTACCCAGGACGATATGCTCTTCTTTCGTCTCCATCGGATGAGAATATGTCACAGCTCTTGATGAGCAAACGTCTGAAAGATATGGAGGATCAACAAAGAAAAGAGTTTTTGGTGTATCGTATATTTTGATTACCTTTTGCCAATCCAAGTTTTCAATGATCACTCCATCCAATCTTTCAACAAAATATGGAATTGCCTCCAAATAGCTTTTGAATCGAAAACCGGGATCATGTCTGCAATTTGAAAAACCTCGTCTGAACCCATTTTTTCTAAATATTGAGTCTGAACCTATTCCACTGAAAGAACGAAAGACAATTCTTCTAGCATCATCAATTTCATTGACTGGAATTGAGTAACAATCATCATATTCAGCAGATGCAAATGGCGTCAGCTCGAGGAGATGTCTCAGCTCCTCGCTCTTGACTGGATCCCGCAGCACCCGAAATACATTCACGATTCGCTCATCGATCTCGTTGTAGATCTCTGTCCGGCTCGGAGCCTTGAGCCCAGCACAGATGCCCCACCGCCAAATACTTCGACATAAACTTCGTGTCGTGGAAAATGCTCGATGATCCACGGCGCCATCTTCCATTTACCTCCCGGATAGCGCAGAACTGGCCGTTTTGGTTTCATTTTGCCTCCGTGAGCAATGCTGTACACAATGCTTTTGCCGTTCGTACCGGCACTGCATTTCCGATCTGTTTTACCTGCAGATTGCGATTTCCATTGAAGTGATAGTCTGAAGGAAATGACATCGCCGCGGCCAGTTCTTTCGGCGTCAACATTCTGAAAAGGACGTCGACGATTGTCTGGCGCCCATCCGCCATTGGCATTACCAAACCGAACCGATCTTTGCTCGTTACCGTATCCAGCGGATCATCAACACTCTGCGGCCCACCCGTCGAGTAATACTTCACAAGGAAGGGCTGTGCCAACGCGAAGGCATTGGTGCCGGTGATCGTCGGCATAGGATCCTCAATCGATCTCGGCTTGATATCCGTTTTCGTGTGTTCGAGCGAAAAGATAAATGGCTCACACAAAAACAAATGGTTTCCACCTCCCGTAATTGTTGGCAACGGTTTTTCGATATCTGATCCAATCGCATTTCCATACATCTTCACGATGTAAGGTTGGCAAAGTGCAATCGCTCCTGCACCGGCTACGGTTGGAATTGGTTGTTCAGTTGATCTGGGCGACGCTTTGCTCTGTTGTCCAATAACGAAAGGTTGACACAACCCGAATTGGTTGCTGGTGGCCACGGTCGGGAGTGGAGAATCCAGTGACCCGATCCGCTCCCCGCCCTTATAGGTTTCACCGTGGTATTCAGCCAGGAAAGGTTGTCCGCCGAACTTCTCTAATCCCTTGATGATCCGTCGCATGGTGTTTTCGCTAAGCGGCTTCTTGCGGTCAAAGATCGAATTGCCTTTGATGGACCAATCGATGATCTCTCTTGCCGGGCGCCAGCGTTTGCTCTGTGCCAAGAACCCGAGTTGCCCGGCTTTTGAATGTGTAGGCTCCGGCCACTGGATGGATTTATGTGATTTTCTCGCCAGGATGAATAGGCGCTCCCTGGTTGTTGCATCGCCATAATTCGCGGCATTGATCACGCGGTACTCGACCACATAATCCAGAGCTTTGAGGCGTTCAATAAAGTTCAGGAAAAGCTGACCTTTGAGACGTTCCACCGGTCGACGATTCTCATCCAGTGGACCCCAGCTCATGAACTCCTTCACGTTTTCGATGAGGATGTTTTCGATATACAACTTTTCAGCCCACATCGTCACGAAATCAGCCCCGGCCCGGCTCTGTTCATCCATGGGCTTTCCGCCACGAGCGATCGAATGGTGGGTACATTCCGGAGAAGCCACCAGTAGATCAAGGTGTCCGCTCGGGACCACATCCAGCGGCTTCACGTTGTTCAGGTTCGCGCAAAGATGCTGAACACCTGGGTGATTCGCTGCGTGTGTGCTGATCGCCACATCCCAATGATTGATCGCGGTAAGATGCAGGTCATATCCAAGTTCTTTCACAGCCTGGATAAGTCCGGTGGACGTTCCACCCGCTCCCGCAAAAAGATCAACTGCTTCGATGATTCGGTTCACTTCGCGCCTTCTTCCCGATCGATCAACTTCACCTTCCGCTGGACCGGCTTGCCAATGAACAGATGCCTTTCCAGCGTCCCGGCTTCAACCTTCACCGGCAGCCCATCCACATCCATCGACAGCTGCGGTAGGTCCTTCGCGTTCACATGGACATACTCGGCTTCATACCCAAACCGCACCAGGTGCCTTTCCCTGGCCATGCGCACATTCTCTTCCAGGCTCTTCTGTGGATCCATCAACCAAAGAATTCCAACACCCAGATCGCTCATAAATCCTCCTCGTTGCCTTTGTAGGGGCGAATGGCATTCGCCCTTTTCAATATAAAGTGAACATTGGTGAACATAAGTGAACATTGATTCCCAATCCGCCCGGCATCCCCATTTTTCCGTGGTTCCCTGCATGGCAAAAAAAACCGGGAAGAACTATATAATTCACATAAGTGGTAAAGTTCACAGCAAAACCCTGTTTTGACCCTCCCTCATAGCTCCTTTTGCCAGGGGAACCCCTCAAAATAGCCATAAACAGGCCAATTACCACCTGATTGAATAATTGCAAACTGTAAATTAGTGAACTTGTGAACTTTGGTGAACTTGTTTTGGGGGTATAGTATTTGCTATGTCGCACGACAAAACAAATTACACCCTCGGAAGTAAGTTCACGTAAGTTCACCATGTTCACTTTCATGGTGAACTTTCGTCCCGCAAGAGCATGAAATGCACGAGCAGGGGCTTCATCATTCACCATGTTCACGAAAACCACTTCAAATGACTTTTTCGCATTGCTTTTATGCGAAAAAGCATTGATCGGGTGGTTTGAGTCCTGGGCGGGCGTTCTTTGCCCGACCATGGGCATGCTCAGCAGGGAGGAAGGTTTATTCATCCCTCACCTCCTCCAATCTCCATCTGCTTCGCAGCCGGCTTCGGCGCGTCTTTCGCAATATCCTCCGGATCGATCCCATACTGGCGGCTCAATTCTTCCATCCTGGTCTGATTCCAGTACACCGCGAACCCCTTGTTCGTCTTCCGCTTTGAGATCTCGAGCTGCATATCATCCCGCAGCAATCGACCGATCTTGTGCGGGCTCAACTCGTTCCGCCTCATCTTCGTGGCGCCGTCCTCCGAATTCGACCCATCCGAGTTTTCCTCATCAATGATCGAGTTCGCGATCTTCGTGATGCTCCCCACCAGGATCTTCTCATCTTCCCCGCCTTCAAGCATCACCATCTCTTTATGCAGGTCCGGGTACTTGTAGATCTTCCACATTGCTTCCAACACCCTCGCCACGATCGTCATCGATTTGCTCTGAGTCAGCTCGGCATAATACTCGCGCAGGAATTGTCGCATGTCCGCCTGCAGCTCCGGATCGTCCTCGGCCACCATCATCAACGCCCCGGTCACCTGGTTCAAACGAGCCGAGATATCCACCTCGTAATATTCATCCTTGACCTCGATCTCGGGTTTCCAGTGCTCCAGACGCCATCGCACCAGTAAATTGCGGATATATTGTGTCTTCTCGTGGATCTCTTCCGTCACGTGCAGCGGGATCTTCCTCAGCAGCAGCTCGCGCATTCCGTGTTCCTGGATTCTGAACGTGATCGACCTGTTCCCGACCGCGTCATCCCTGAAATCGCGTCTCATTGCGATCAGCTTTGGGCAATAGGTCCGATAGCTCTTATTGACGTATGTTCGCCTGCCGTCCGGACCGACCATTTCCTCGGTCCTCCAGATCGGATGTCCCTTCATGGCACCGAAGTTCAAGAACTTCACCCGCTCGTCGCTCGCGTCGCTTTCCTTGAGGTCGGCTTCATCCATGAACACCGTTCCCCGCCAGCGTTCCACGCCCCTGAACAGCGTCGACACCGTATCCGCGCCGCCCCCCGTCATCATCCGATAGCAGCACAGCCCCACCCGGTACATCAGCTCAGACTTACCAGCGCCGCTTGCCCCGGTCGCTCGCAGGTATGGGAGCGCGTCGAAACAGTCATACACCCACGTCATCAGCGTCCAATAGCTGATGATCTTTCCGGTCAATGGATTCGGCAGAATATAGACCGAATTGATATACAGCTCGATGATCTTTGCCAGCTCACGCGTCGGTTTGCTCTCCCCAAGCGCCGATGGCCACATCACCGCCCGTTCCCTGTACTCCTCTCCTGGGTTCTCAGGACGATATTTGATCCCTTCGATGACCACTTCGTATCCGCTGTCGATCTTACCGTTCGGATCTCTCCAGCACAGACTGGCCCGATGCTCGCTCCGATCGTACAGATACTCCAGCAGCCAGCCGTTGATGTTCCCCCCCAGTGTGTAGACTACTTCCTCCCCCTCCCCGTTGCCTTTATTCGCCTGATTCTTGCTGGCCTTGATCATCCCTTTCAGATCACGTTGGTTACACCCGATTGTTTTGGCCAGCAATGAGGAATATTGCGAGAAGTCCACCTCCCCCATCTTTGCAAATACTTCGCAGGCTTCCTTCATTGCCTCGTATTTGTTTGCGCCGTCCTGGTTGCCAACCCATTGCGCCAGTCTCTCCGCGAAGGTGGGGCTGTTGTTCAGTTTGGCTCCCACGACCTGACCCATCGTTTTCCCATCGATCCCGGCCTGGTTCATCCCCAGCAGCAGGTCGTTCGCGTCCTTCACTTCCTTCTGAACCCCATCAGCCGAGATGAACGTCTTGATATTGCTCGTGCCGTGCCATTCCACCAGCCGCGAAAGTGGTCCGAGCAGCCGGGCGATCTTCCATTGTGCCAGGTTCCCCGCCTTGTCCGCATCCAACCCCAAATAGAAGATCGGTCTGCGCGCGATATCCTCACGTTTTGCTCCCAAAAAGTGGGCGATCTTGTCATCCGCGGCCACCCCGTTCAGCGCCACCGCTGCGATATCCATTTGCTGCAGGCTGATCGCGTCCGCCTGGCCCTCAACGATCACGCAATATGATTCCGAGCTGGACCATCGCGAATTCAAATACAACTGGCGCTCACCCACCAGGCTTGCCGGTAGGTTGTAATGGCTCTTTTCCTTGATCCCCCGCAGGCTAAGGTAGGCAGCCCTACCCGCTATGATATGCGTATAGACCAACCTCTCCGAACCGATGATTCCGGGGATGTAATCCTTCTCGATCCATCCCTCCAGCTCTTTTGACATCGGCAGTTGGTAATCGTGAGACCATTGCCGCACCTCGCCCTTCATCCCGAGGATCGCCACAGCAGCAGGAGACCGCGGATCCACGCCGTTCCTGCCGAATTCGTTCCGCATCCGGTAGATCAGGTCCGCTTTGCGCTCCTGGTCCCCCGTGTAGCCGATACGCGCCTCTGTGATCGTCTCATTTGACCACCCGCGGCCCCTGGCATATTTGAGCGCTTCCTCGTTGTCCCACAGCCACGCCGAGAACACAGCAGCAGCAACCTCCAGCGCGTCTTCACGTGCCCTGGCAGCCATCCGCACCGCAGGATCCTCAACCTTCCATTCTGGCGGCTTCATCCCCACGCGCCTGCAGAGCAGTTCCATCGCCGCTTTGAAGTCGATACCTTTGCGTTTCTGTACCCAGGCGATCACATCGCCATGTTCGCCATTCGAGTTCCAGAAGTAGGCTTGGTTATGGGTGTCCACCACAAGGCTGTCGTGCTCCCGGGTGGTCAGATAACGACCGTGTCCTTCGAGAGTGAAGCCAGATTCCTCAGCGATCACATCCTCAATGCGATTCGCCTGTTTGACTTGGTTCGTCAGTTCATCAATGGAAATTGCCAATTCATACCTCCAGCCAAAAATGGTGATTCCCGAACCTTTTTGAATATGCTCTCAAATCTGCCTTACCCGACTCTAGGTGCTGGGTCAACTCGTGCGCGTCGGATACCCCCTCCCCCCTTCGTGATCGTGCAGGCATGCGCGTTATGCGACATAGATTTATTGTGATAATGGGCATCTTTTGCCTCTCAATGGATCCTTTTCCTGCGTTCTGTGTCGCATAATGTATAGTTATGCGACATCACGGCGTTCCTTGGTCCCGAATACTTTTCGATCATCCTCACCCAGGTGGGGTTTGGCGGTGAATTTGGGAACTATGAGATTTTTTCTACTACTGCATTTATCTCCAAAGCTGGAACGGACAAGGGCTTCTTTGCTTCGTATTCTCTGGCACACTGCCACCACAATGCCACAGCACGTCTCCATATTGGATAGTGGTCGGGAGGGCATTCGATATATCGAACCTCCATCTGACATTGGACAGGCTGTGAACGTTTGCCCATAAATCATCATCAATGACGAGCAGCCAATTCTTGGCGTACAATCTTTTGGATATACTGTTTCAACTCAGGCGATATGACTGCCTGGTATGAAGGATCAGGTATGTATTCCGATGTAACACTAGGTCTATACCCAGAGGCTTTCAGGTAGGATTGTCTGGCAAATGCGAGTGCACACTTGAGTGAATCAAAATCACGACACTCCTTCGCGCTTGGAATGCATCTATACCGCAATAATCCAGACCCACTCGCTTTTATCTTGAAGAAGATAATTATCCTTATGCATTGTGGAATATCTTCCAATGACCAGACGCATCTCAAGAAGTCAGGGGTTTTGACAACGATATGAATAAAAGGTGCCATTGACCTGCCAACCAGCATCAAAATCCGCTCATTCAATTGTTCTTCTTCTGGTGAACTTGGAGGTTCCTTCGCCTTCATCTCAGCATCACCCTGGGCAATAAGTTGTTCAATCTCCTTCATGATTTCAGGCGTGTTCATGATCTACCTTCCCCTTTATTCTTGCGTTCCCGGGCTTTGGCCAATGGTGCATCACGCCGGATTTCATGAACGGTTTTTTTATTGGATATCTTCTTTGAATGAGAGAATTCAGGCTTCGGAGACTCTTTTACAGATCCACGTTTAGATTTCTTTGCGTCAATATTCGAAGGAATTGGTAATCCGTTATCGGTGCAATTACCATCCGACGAATCGGGCAATTCATCTTTTGTTGATTTACTGCGGTTGAATATCTTTGGCCATTTCATAGGGAATCCTTTCTAATGATGCTTATAAGCCTTTGGATTTGGTTTCTTCTCAGTTTCACCCGTCATGCCATCGAGCGAATTGGATGCCTGGCGCAGCGCGGTGGCCAAGGACCTGGCTGTCTCTGTATCCATTTCAACAGAGGTGATGGGATACCCAAACCCAAGGATGATATGATTCTCATGAATATGGATCATGACATTGACCCGGTTTTTTGGGTTTCTATTTGCCTTCAATTCATCGACTGTGGGCAGCGGAAGGGGTTTCATCGAGTCATATTCTTCCTGGGTGATCTCTTCCTCAATTACTTCCCCGGTTTTGTGCTTCATTTCTTCAACAATTTGAGCCATTGACATTTTGAGTCTCCTTGAAATTTGGAATTGCCGTAATATGGAATTTCCTTCGGTCTGGATCGAAGCGGTCCCCATAATCAGGCGTACGTTCGATCACGGTCATGCCTCGATCTGTTAAAAACGTAGCCAACCCATCAGCCAGCGAATCCGTGTCCGTTGGGTCGGCCATTACTCGAATCTGGACAGTACCTTTCAATGTAGTTCTGGACATTTTTGACCAACCTTTTGTGCGCATTGGAATGGTATTTCCGTACAATTCTCGATGGTGATAAAAACCTGCCCGGTCTCTGGATCTTCCCAGACTGCGAATGCCTCAAAAATCCTGTTGATCAGTGTTTTGGCATAATTGACGCGCGCTTCTATGAATCCCAGGCTCCGTAACTTGTCCGGAAGGGTTGGCAGGACCTTGATCTGGTCCCCAGGGCGAAGTGTTACCACCTCAAAGAACTCCATAGCTCCTCCTACAAATTTTCTACGGCTGCCGCGCAATCGTCGTCATGCGGAGCGGCGTATCCAGCGGTGGTCTGGATCCTGGCGTGGCGTGCCAGTTTTTGAGCCAACGGCAGGTTATGGGTCTCGGCCAGGACGTTGTAAACGAACGTATGCCTGCAACTATGGGGAGTGACAACCCGGTCGAGACCCGCCTGTTGACCCAGTTCCTTGACAATGCGCTCGATCTGACGGGGAGTGAGATCTCCAAAAACATACTCACCCGCAGGGGATAGATTGAGCCATTGAGAAACTGCAATTCTGCCTTCGCGACCAAGCGGAATAGTCTCTTGTTTATGGCCCTTCCCGTCGCGAATCAAAATTTCGCCTTTTCGATCGGTCAGTAGCAGGTCTTTTCTGCGAAGTTCACAAACTTCACCAACGCGTACGCCTGCATAGATCAACAAAGAGATGAATGCGCGATTCCTGACCGCGAGAAAGCGCTGACGATCGGTCTTTGCGGAATTCACGGCAGTTTCAACCGTCCTGAGGAATGCATGTTTATCATTCTTATTGAGGGATTTGGGTGTCCTGGCGGGAATTGCCATCCGTGGGATTCCCTGGAATGGGCTAAAGACGATCAGACCTTTGTTCATGCAGAACTCGCAGAATAGTGCCAGGCTGGCGCGCCGTCGATTCCAGGTGGCCGCAGATGAGTTCATCATCGACTCTTCCGCGAACGCTCTGAGATCGATCGATGTGATCTTGACCGGACTGAATTCATCCCGATTGTGGTCCTCAAACCAGCGGATAAAAACCCGCAGATCTGAAATATGGGCGCTGATCGATTTTTCAGCGTGACCCTGGCCGTTCTTGCCATTATTGGCCAGCCAGCTCGCGAAGTTCAGCTCAAGATCCATTTGACTGATTGAACCTACGGATGCAGTTGTGTTAAGCATCGACAGCCTCTCTTAATTCCTGGGCAAAATTGTCTCGGATCTGCGCGAATATCTTATTGGAAGGGTCTTTCATCCAGACAAATAGATGGCTGCCGTTACTTCCGGTTTTGATCTTGCCTACACCGTAGATCCGCATGGATGCCATAAGGATCTGTTTCCTGCCAAGCCGAAGATCGTCCTCATCAGCGAAGGCGATTTCCATGGCTTGACCAGCCGGGATATCTGGCAATTTCAGTGCAACTTTGTTCGAAAATGTTTCAAACGACTTGAGTTCTTTCGGGATCTCGATAATCCCGACGATCCTTGGTTCTGTATTCATCTCTTACTCCTTTATCCTTGTTGACGATCGGCCATTCTGACCGCCATGCCATATCAAC